GAGCATACAGAGCAAGTTCTGCGAGCTATGTCAGCTGCAGGCTATGCGATTGTCATTGGTACCGCGCGCCCTGATGAAAACGGCTACAAGGCTGCTACGATTGAGTGGCTACGTCGTCACGACATCCCCTACGATGCTATCTATATGCGCGCGGGCGGAGACTACCGTAAAGACTCGATCGTAAAGGTTGAACTGCTGGAGCAAATGCTTGAAGACGGATGGGACATCCAGTTCGCGCTGGATGATCGCGACGGGGTTGTCCGCGCATTCCGCGACTATGGTCTGCCTGTTTTACAGGTAAACGATGGAGACTTCGATAAGAACAAAACATCACGGTATGCAAAAGACAACCAAGGTAAGGTTCTGCTGGATATTATGGTTGGGCCTTTAGGTTCTGGTAAGTCTACCTACATTGAAAAGAACTACAAGCTATCTGATGTCGTATCGTCAGATGCAGTTCGCGATCAACTGTTTGGTGCACACACTGATGGACGCGGACATGCTCCAGATGAACTGGCTCGTACTTGGTCGTACGTGCACAGCCTGGTAAAAGCTCGTCTCGATCACGGTGTGTTTACAGTACTGGATGCAACGAACCTTCGTAAAAAGGATCGTACAGCTGTGCTGGATCAACTGCCTAAAGGTGTACTGGCGCGATACGTTGTAATCGACCGTATGTATGATGACAAACTGAAGACTCGTGGGTGGCGCCCCGAGACTCTGATCGCGAAGCATCATCAGACGTTCAAAGCAACGGTCAAAGAAGTCCTAAAAGGTGATGGTCACCCATACGTGATTGTTTCAGATCAGCGCGAGCATAAGATTTGAAACCTACCGTAAAAAAGAAGCCGAACGACCAAAACGAAGAACTGTTCCTACTAAAAACAGGGACAGTTCTTTCTATTTCTACTGATAATGTTATGGTAGGAGTATACAACGACGGGCATTCATGGCGATTTAAAGCGCCTGAACATCTTAACATCTTTCCAAATTCGAAAGTTTTACTGTATCGGTATCATCTCGATACGGAACCTAACGTTAATGTTATGTTAGTAGTGAAAGATCTTGATCGCACCCACTCGTTTATTATCGGAGACGAAGGAGGTGGGGAATGTTTAATTAGATTCGGAGTAGAAAAGACTATTGAAGCTGATTTTTACAATCAACTACGATAAATAGAAGTATGGCGAGATTGCCAAGTTAGAAGGAAAATACTATGATACAAGTAACACCACGATATACGCTGGATATATGCATCAAAAGCAAACCAGTTACGAAATACACAGCTCCCGAGACATCTGCTAAATGGATCGAAGGTCGAGCTAAATCACAATATACTATCAGACTACGTAATAATTCAACAGCTCGGGCACTTTTTGTTGTGTCTGTTGATGGGCTATCAATTAATGATGGAAAACCAGCCGGAATAGATAGTACAGGATATATAGTCGATGCGTTTGGGACCGTTGAAGTACCGGGTTGGTCTGTTGACCTATACAGGGCAGCTTCATTTGAGTTTGGAGCTAGTCGTGGGTCTTATGCTGCATCTGTAGGTGAACCAGATAATATTGGTGTTATCGGATTGATGGTATTTACAGAGAAGTGTAATTACGAAAACAAGTTTCCAGACATAAGTGATTGGGTTTATAATCAACCGAGGATAGTACCACTAACCACTAACCCTAATCTTCCCTATTACGGTCACCCGCATTCTACACTTATGGGTGGGTATGCACAAAATACCATGACTGTGAGCGGTTCAGCAGCAGCCCCTAGAACTGCTACCTTGAACGCTAGCATCTCAGCAACATCAGTCACTAACGCTGCTACAGATGGAACAAACACAGCTTCTCTCGGGACAAATTTCGGCAAGGCGGTTAATTTTCAAACACAAAAGACAAACTTCGAGAGAGCATCTAACAGGCCTGCTCTTACAGAAGCATTATACTATAGTGATGTAAAAGGCCTAAATAGCATTGGTATTGTGGTTGATTGGCAGAAGCCAATAGTTGCGGTACCAAATCCGTTCCCAGCTGATCCTGGGTTTTGTAACCCACCGGTTCATTGGAAATAACATATATGGATTTCTACACTAATACTCAAGTTGTAAAATTAACAGAGCGTATGCAGATGCTTGAGGATGCACACGTAGCACAAACAGCTGAACTGAAGGATGTAGGAGAAAAACTATTAGAATGTTCGACCTATCTAATTAAGACTCTTCAAATTTTAGAACGCGTAGTGCCGATATTACCAACTGAAGATATACATCGTCAGGAACAAGACTTTTCTTTAACAGATGCAATAATTGCACTTGAACATATACGGAAAGTATAGTATAATAGGTTATCAATAGGAATTTTCCGCCTATTGAATACGAGGATTTTGAATAACTATTCTGGACCCGGACTGCGACGTCCGGCGCCTCCACCAAAGTCGGATATCAGCGCCGTAGAATCTCGGCCCAAGGTGATAGTGGTAGGATAACCGTATCCGACTTTGATGGGGGCGAAATAGCATCGACAGGTGGCAAAAACAAAATCTAGGGAACGGTTAGATACACCGTAAATGTTCATTCTACTAACTGGCAACTTAAATGCAGCCAATGACAACCAAGTAGTGTACGCACGCCAGAGCCTAGCTCTAGCTGCTTAACAAAAGGTAGTCGGAGTTTTTGGAAGTTTGTACTTAGCAACAGAAACAAACTACCACCATTTTTCTGGAGATATCAAATGCCGTATTTTAAGTTTGGATTTCCATGGACACTCAAAGAGTCGATTATATCTATTATTGAAGTTATTTGCGTATATTTCTGTACGATTATAATTCTCGGTGTGATAATATGCATAGGGGTTATAGGTGTATTAATTTACATCGGATGTATGAGTTTAATATATGCATGGTTCTTCTGTGAAGAGATTATTAACAATATACGATATAGACGATAGTAACAAAATACGTTTAATACAATGGTAATATATGGCAACAAGTAAACAAGAATTCTTAAAGGCTGTTTGGGCACTTATCAACACAACAGATACCTGTGCATTCGATGCAATACTGGATGTATCAAATCGATATGGTGTAGATGCACAGACGGTTGCGAAACTAGTAAATTCAGACGGACCTCTTAAAGCGCTTATACAACAGCGCGCTGTCGAATTAAATATTATCAAACTAGTTGATGTCTGATCTTGACCCGTTCGGCGCCTCTTTACTATTTAAAGCTGTAAAGTTACATTTTACTTCTGAGAAGTATGATTATATAAAATATCACGGGAAAGTATCCGGAGACTCTATTGCGGCCAAGCAAAAGTTCTCCTATAATAAGCAACGGTACTTCTTCGGTAAGCTTGGCCGCCACAAAAATCCAGAACTACTACTAGTAGCTAATATGCTACACAACCCTAAATGCTTCGTTACTGATGTAATAGAAGATGAGGGGATCGCTCGATATGAAGCGTTAGTAGCAAGAGCTGCATCAAGATACTATAGACTCGAACAAGACTTATTAATATTCGAGTCTATAAAAGAACTGTTGAATATAGACGATCTTCCGCCTATAATTAACAAGTATATCTCTGACGAGATCACTGCAGAGTCTATTGTATTAATCGACTCTGTAACAAAAATACTTGATAGGGTTGACGAACAGTCACATCCTCTTGTTGAAAAACATTTACTTAAGTTGCGCAAATATAGATCATTTGTACAAATAGATGTAAACCGAGTAAAAGCCATCTTTGAAAAGCGATGGTCACACTAAATAATATGCCCTAGAGGTGAACACTAATCGTTATATTATGTATTTCCGTGGATAAATTAAAAGGAAAATACACATGGTTGATTTCTCAACACTAAAAAAAGACCGTCAAAAAAGCTTCGATTCATTGACTCAGAAGCTTGCTTCCGGCAACAACAACAAACAAAAAGATGCACGATATTGGACTGTGACGCGAGACGCTGCAGGTAACGGATCCGCTATTATTCGCTTTCTTCCAACATCGCCAGATGGTACTGAGCCATATGTAGTTACATATGATCACGGGTTCCAGGACCCCAAGACTGGTAAATACTATATCGAAAATTCTCTCAACACTATCGGACTATCCGATCCCGTTAACCACACACTAGCGGCTTAATAGGGTAACCTATTTCGAAAAACATTGTGAATTGCTGGGAAGACTAAGTTAAAGAACTCTAAATAGTACTGACATAAACACAGGGGTGTGGAAAATGCAGTACACTAATAAACATAAACACTTTAAAGTATTAGAAACTATAAAGACTAAGAAAGGGAACATCAAACGAGGAGAGTTTTATTGTATCTTGAATAATAAAACATACAACACGCTAGGAGGCTATAGAAACGGTATTCGACATACAGGATTTACAGTGCGTCAAATATATGACACATATTATAAGACACCTGAAGAGGGGTATTGTATGGGATGTCAAAATGAAACTAAGTTTTCCAACATAGTTGTCGGATATCTTAAATGGTGTTCTGATAAATGCTATTTAAAATCAGATAAACACAGAGCAATTGTTTCAGCGAAATTTAATAACTCGCCCGAAGTGTTAGAAAACTTTCGCAAAACTCGTAGAAAATGGCTTATTTCTTTATCAGAAACAGACAAAAAAAGGATACACGATAAAAGAGTTAATACTTTGCGTGTTAAATACGGAGAAGATTATTTTAATCATTTGGCTAAACGCGCCAATATATTATGGCAAAGTGCAGATATAGAAAAACGAAAGGCCACATACGCCAAAGGAGTTGAAACCCGACGAAAAAACGGCACCCTACAACATAGATTATGTAACGGTCGAAACAAAAATATTATTATTAACAATAGCTCGTATACGGTTCAGGGGTTTGAAGATGCCTTTTTGCTGTACTGTGTAGAAAAACAAATCGAATTTGTATTAGGTGATGATATGCCTACTATAATTAGACCAAGTGTTAAAAGTGGACTTTTTGTTCCCGACTTTTATTTGCCAGAATATAATTTAATAGTTGATATTAAGAGTAATTGGACATATAATTGTGATGGTATATCTAATCTCTTGGATAAACAAAAATGCGTTCACGCAATGGGTTATAACTGCATATTTATTATAGTTAAAACCCTAACGAAAAAGATCAATGACAACACACCCCGAGCCTTTTTGTCAAATGATCTTAAAGAGATAAATGAGTTCTTTAATATGTTAATCAGCAGCCAAGCCCCAAAAAGTAAAGGGAAGGTTCAACGACTATCTGAGGAATCAGAGTACACTCTAAACGCGATTGGGAGTGGAAGTACAATGGATCCAACACAAAATTGGATCGTGATATAGTCTGATCTTATAGGAAACTATAAGCTGGAGTAATTTCCGGGGATATACTAGCGATATATCTCGAACATAAATGTAGTGAGTTAAACACACGCCTGTGGAGTGAAGGACAAAAAGATCAAGTCCGTCGCCAAAAGCGTCGTGTCAAGTATCACGCGAACATCCTCGTAATAAAGGATCCAAGCAATACAGATAACGAGGGGAAAGTATTCTTATTCTCCTTCGGTAAGAAGATTCTGGAAAAGCTAACGGACGTTATGCAAAAGACAGATGATCTTGACGATGAGACGAAGTTTAACCCCTTCGATATGTGGGATGGTGCGAACTTCAGACTTCGCGTCGCAATGGTAGATGAATATCCAAACTACGACAAGTCAAAGTTTGATGCTCCGTCACCAATCGCAACCGAAGACGATGAGATTGAGCGCCTATGGCGTACCTCACATGAGCTAGCGTTCCTAACAGATAAGGAATCGTTTAAATCATATGAAGAGCTTCAGAAGCGTATGAACGATGTACTCGGCCTTAGGCCTTCTGAGGGTGTATCAACACCGAAGTCTATAGTAGACGACAATGAGATTCCAGATTTCACGAAGTCCACTGCAGATCTAGTCCGCAACCCAGCAGACGATGCTGAAGAAGAAGATCTCGATAAGTGGCTCAAAGAGCTAGGTAACGCTGATTAAGAAAAAGCCCGCGAAAGCGGGCTTTTTTATACTCTAACACCAGTAGGAGTAGCTCCAGGATCTGCAGCAGGTGGCCGAGCACGTGTAATCGTATTATTCTGATTATTAATAGTGTGGTTAACTGCCATTGGAGCATGTGTCACCACTGCAGGTTGTACAGGGGGCGGAGCCATATTTGCAGCTGAACGACGCAGAGCCGCTGTGTTAGCGTCAACACGCGCTGTACTAGCTGGTGCAATAGGTCTTGCGGCTGGGCTTGCTGGTTGCTGTGATTGATTAGGCGCCACTGCACGTAGTACTGCAGGAACATATGCACGCGACTCAGCAGGCATATACGATAGCCAGTCGCCACCCTGACGTCCAGCTCTTTGTATTGCTGAGTCGACACGGCCAGGGCCACCGTTATAAGCTGCGAGTGTTTTTCGAATGTCTCCATTATACTTACGGAAGAGAGCTGTTAAGTAGTCACGCCCGACACGTTCACGCTCAGCGTGACTATTATCTCTAGCTGGTCTAACACCGTATCCGGGATCACGATTCGTTGCATCCATAACTTGCATTCGACCCCGGGCACCCTTCGGAGAAACTGCATTAGTGTTACCTCTACTCTCAACGTGTATAACTGCGTTGATAAGCTCCGGAGTAAGTCCTTGAATACCAGCTGCTTGAACTGCATTCGCTCCTTGTTGTCGTGCACGGCCTGCGGCTGCTTGTCCGGGGTTTAATCCAGCTGAAGGAGCCGCTGGCCCGCTGATATGTTGAGCTGAAGGAGCTGCCGCTCCGGCGGCGACACTAGGGCGAGCTGAAGGTGCATCTCGATTAAATATATCCGGTATAGATACACCTGTAAGATTTTTAACAACGAATGCGCAGATATCAAAGAATGTTTTTGCTAGCATCTCTCCGAGGTTTGCCATACTCTTTACAGGGTCGAACTTATCAACCATTCCCCCGATCGTCTTATCCCACCACTTCCCAAGATTAAAATCTCTCAGAGTTTCAGCAAGTTTCTGGAATCCTAATAGCTCAAGAATACCTGTCGCGGCTCCTTTTAGAAGTTGTAATATCATTTTAGGTATTTCGAGTAAGCCTTTTAGAATACCTTGCATAGCGCCATCAAGGCCGCCCGCGAGCTTCTTCCAAATAGGTCCGTCAGTACTTCCCCACCCTTTAAAGAACCCCATGACGCCGTCTATAACTGCCATTATAACAGTTGTCACGATTGCGAATCTTCCGATAATTCGACCAAATCCTTTGATGATGCCGCCTAATGGTCCGAGCGCTTTTCCGAGCCCTGCTCCGATTTTTGCGAACGAGGAGCCTAATCTATCAAGCCCTGGTATCCTTGGCATCTTAGGTAGTTTAATTCCCTTAAACATACCAGTTATCATACCCATCAGCTTACCAAATTGAAGAGCAATGGCAGGCCCCAACAAAGCAAGTCCTCGAGTAAAGAATCCTTTGAACTTACCTATGAATCCACGTGCGAGAGTCATTAGCATAGACAAAATACCACTCTTACTTGTTGGGGTACCTTCTAACAGACTCTCATTAGTCTCGGTCCCCATTCTTTCAGCCTTCTCGTGTGATTTATCTCCACGCATTTGTGCCTTATAGAGTGAAACAAGCTCCGAGGTATTTCCTGTTGTTTGAGCTTGTTCAGCATTTACACTACTTGTAGTTCTATTCAAAGATTCTACAGACCTACGTATATTGCGCAGCTCATCCGTCATTCCTGCCATAGTGGATTGCATAGCAGCTACGATAATTTTAAGACCGGACGTACCTTCATTTGCATTGTTTGTAGATG